CTTTTACACGAATATTTGTTCCAGAAACATTTGTCACTGTACCGTTAGCAGAAGAGGTTGAACCAACAAGAGTATCACCAATTGCGATACCGCCCGGTGCAGCCGAAAGTGTGAGTGTTGTTTCACCATGAACATCTTCATTAATACGATTAAAGATTGTTGCGGTATCAGTTGTGTCAATCGTTAGATATTCTTTATCAATATTTTTAAAGACCGCAGTACCAGTTTGATTTGTACCAAAGTTAGCAAAGTACACATTAAACTTCAAATCTTCGTCTTGTAATGGAGTCCAGTTCTTGTCGTTTGCAGAAGAAAAGAGTGTGCCAATTACTGGTTGTTTTGATACACGATTACCAGAAAGTAAATCTGTTCTTCCAAGACGAGAAGTCCATACTGTATAGTTTGGATTGTTATCTACTGGTTTTACAATAATAGCATAATCAATTGAGTTGAGTAGATATACTGGAGTTTCAAAGATTACTGGAGTAGGCGCAGAACCATTTGAACTTACGTTAACATCAGCAGAAGGTACGATTACACGACCAAATGGGACAACTCTATTTGTAATGAATGAAGTAGAAGGATCACATTCACGAATTTCAATTGCAACACCTTTTACCGAATCTTTACTCTGGAAATACATGTCAATCTTAGATAAGAACATTCCAGGTGAAGCAACACCAGCAGAACCGAGACCATCATTTACACTGAATGTTTGGGCAAGTGGATCTGGTTGGGGTATAAATCTAATAGATGTCGTTGATTCGGTAACCGTTCTTGTAAGTGTTTCAATTTCACGAGTTGCAACAATCGTACCTTGCTGTACAACACTTAGTCCACCAGCACTGTATGTTGCATCAGCAAAAGTAGCGACTGCTCCAAAACCAAGACTGTTTGTTGGACTATCGGTTAAGATAAACTTGAGAGATCCAACTGGAAACTTGAGAGCGTCTTCATTTGGAATTCTAAACAATCCACGAATAATACCCGTAGCATCAGTGATTAATGCGCTGCCCTCCGAAGCAGTGTTGGCAAACGATGTATTTGCTGGAGAACAGAAAGCATTTACATCTGACCCATCAAAGAATGCATAAACACGAGTACTTGGCTTCATACCTTCGGCTGTAAATTGTACAACACGAGAGCGCATGAATGGAATAATGTTTACGTCTCTGATCGAATCGCCTAAATCAGTCTCAATTACGTTACCAGTATTAACAATTAATTGTTGACCTGTGCGACTTTCAGTTGTAGTAATTTGCCTGCCACTTCGAGTAGAACTACTACTCCAATCTCCCCACTGAATGCCAGTAAAGTTAGCAACTTCAGCGATTGCTTCAGCAATACCACCAAAATCAATTGTGACAGATGGTACTGTTGTAATATCTTTCCAATAATCAGTGTCTGGCGTAAGTGTAATTATACCATTATATGTATAAAGTGCACCAGAAGCATTTCTTGTATCTGTCGCAAATGGATTGCTGATTGTTTCATCATGCGTCCAAGGAAGCATAATTAACTTACCAGCATTTGGTGCTGTTACAGAAGCAATTGTTGATGATGTTGTTGAAGTACCACCAACCGCTGAAGCACCAGCACTAAATGTACCAGATATATTTGAAAGATAAAGTTTTGTTCCAACTTGATAATCAAGCGTACCAGTAGCAGAACCAGCAGTAATTACTTCGCCGTTTGAATATGTTCCAGTTCCAACAACCAACGTGATATCTTTTGATGTTGCGGTTGTGTTTGTTGAGTTGGCAGATTTAAATTCAGCCTGAACATCATCAACTTTAAATGATGGGCGAGCTTCTTTGTTAGCTTTATCAATAGCAACTGCATATCCTGGGTCATAGATATCGGATGATGTGAAGTCAACAAACTCATCAACAATAATACCGTTTTTAAATCTATCTACACCAGAACCATCAGCAAGGAATAATTCTTTCGTATCTGTTTCAAGCAATGAAAGTGATGTGTAATACTCAAGATTATCAATACGTGATTCAAGACCTTGAATATCTTTCATTGTGAAGCGACGAATACGAACAGGATCAAGTTTAATCGCAAGGTCAGCACGACCACCTGGAGCAGTTGCAGTACTAATACGCTTTGCATTATCTTGTGGAAGAGATGGATAAGGTTTTACATTTACAATAGCAATCGTCATACCATCAGATGGTGCAGGTGGTGTTTTTGGATCAAGACTTGGAACGCCTTTGATTGATCTTAAAGCATTAGATGAAGTAATAACAATTCTATCTTTGCGTGGAAGATAATAATCAAAGTCTGTAATGAAGTCTTCATTAGGAGCCATAAATCGTAGCCCACCACTTGGCTCAACAATCGATGTTGAAACTGCTGGGTTACGAGAGATGTTTGTAAGAGTTGTTACATTGTTTGCAGTGTCAGTGATACGTGGACGAATATCAATATGATTGCGTAAATCGTACCGAGTGCCAGTTGTTGGTGATGTATAAACAGGAATCTCACCAGTAGTAATCGCAGTTGTATTTGCGCTATTTGTATCATCGATTGGATACGAATCAACTGAGAAGTAACCAACGCCCTGTGAAGTATCATGAGTAAAGTAATCAAACTTAACAAGATAGACATTGCCATTTGCTGGTGTATGTGAAGCACCATTCTTTAACTTGAGTTTAGCATGGTCATAGAAGTTATCACGCATACCTGTGTCAAGCGAGAAACTACTTGTAACATCAGTACCTTCAGATGTCGTTGTAAAGAAAGTATTGCCAGTCTTTACACGAACTTCACGAAGAGCAAATCCATCAGAAGCGCCAAGATTCCATGGTCCAGCAGTTGTACCAGAATCCGAAACATTAATTTCTACATAACGACTTTCTTGAATATTCTTTGCTTTCTCTTGACCGTTCACTTTCTTGAGTTCACAAATAACAGAAGCAGCAACAGTAGAGTTTAATGTCTCTTCAATATCAATCGTTGCACTTGTAGTGGAGTTGATTGTAACTGTACGAGCAGCAGCATCACCACCAACACCATTGAGACTAATAACTTGACCATCATTAAACTGTTTGAAGAGTGTAGCACTTGAGATAGCAGCACCTTCGCCATTACCGTGAACACTTACTTGTGTTGCGCTATCAACAGATGAAACGACATATGTGTTTGCTTCGCCTTGAAGTTTAAGAATATCGCCAACATTATACTTAGAAGTGGCAGATGTAAGACCCGTGATAGTGTTTGCACCTGCGCCACGAGCGGCAGTTGTTTCAAGAGCAGATGCGGTATTTGCAGCAGCATTAAGAACAACATAGAAGTTTTCACGTTCTTGAGTGTCATTTAATGCACCAGTAGAGAATGGAAACTGTTCTGTCGCATCACCAGTTGCAATTGTTACTGTGCCATCAGCCGCAATAGTGACTGGGAATTCTTTGAGAAAACGGAATTCGTTATCAATTTGATCGGATGTATCACGAAGCGTTTTGATGTTTTCAGCAGGAATATTAAATAATGCACGGTTGAAACTTGTTTCTAAAATTGTTGCATTGTTAGCAGTCAATACTGTATCAGCAATACCATCTGTTGTACCATCATTATGATAGATTGACCGAACATAACTGAAACTGTTTGCAGTCATATTGATATCATAGAGATATAACTTTAATTGACCAGAAGCAGCACCCTTTGAACCTGAGTTATATTCAACAGCACGAACACGAGCTTCACCAATCTTTGTACCAATAGCACTTGGAACAACAGTAGTGAATGAGTTATTTGAAATAGCATTTACAGCAGTATTGTAAAGTTCAACACGGTCATGACCATTAACGTCCCATGTACCAACTACTTCATTGACTGTTGTGTAGTTGCCATAGTTAGCAGGTATAGAAATATTTTCTACTGAGTTAACGTCTGTTGCTTTGTCGATTGTAACATGACTAGTTGTAAGAACTTCGTTCTCAAATCCTTTAACATATGCTTTACCTGGAGCAATATCAACGACCAGTTTGTTTACATCACCACCATTACCAGAAGTATAAACACCACCATTATTTGCAGAATTTAAATGTTCACGAAGCCGAGATGTAAGACCGTTAACGATATAGTTACCAGATTCATCATATGTGCGACGAGCAATGTATTCGTTAATAACTGAATAAAGAGGCTTATCTGCTTTGAATTCAATAAGACCATTGCGAATACGAGCACGTTCTACAAATGCTGTATCATTTTCATCTGTAAGAGATTTTGTTGTAAGAACAGCTTCAAGTTTAAGACGGTCAGCACCTGGAGCAGAATAGTTATACGAACCTTGTGCTGGATCAAGCAGTGTTGTATCTGAAGAAGATGTTACAATTGTTTCGTTGATAGTATAACCAACTTTGATATTTGTGTTTGCACTATAACGACCGACAATTGTATTTGCTGCTGATACATTAATGAAATGGTCTTTGGCATATATGATACCATCACCAAACGAAATACGAGATGCAGAACCTAAAACATTTGTTGATTGAACACCTTCAGTAATAACGTTTGCTGATAATGCAGTATTAGATGTAAGAACTTCACCACTCAAAAAGGCAGTAGCAGTTCCTGTAGAACCAGCGCCAGTATAACGAATGTAAAGAGTTTTTGTATTTGGTGTTTGTGCTTCTGTGCCAGTTGCAGAGTCAATAACATATGCAGTAACACCAGATGTGCCACCAGTAATTGTTGAACCAACAAATGCAGCAGTATTTACGGTTGTTGCATTTTGATCAGCATCACGAATCTTAACATATTTAATATTACGGTCGTAGTTCATTTCTAAACCACGAACAGTACTTCCCTCTACGAAGACATGCTCACCAAAACGGTCAATTTGATTTTGGAGAATAGTCTGCATTTGAGTAAGTTCACGGGCTTGAACAGCAAGACCTGGACGATATAAAACACGATGAAAGTTTTTACTCTCGTCGAAATCGTCATAGTATGGACTGACATTGAAATCAGTTGTCAATGAATTCGTATTAGCAGTTGCCATTCAACTTATTCCTTAGAATTTAACGATGAGTTTTACATCTTCAATTTGGTCTGATGCACGAGAGATAGGACCACGGTTCTCTGTATATAGTACATCACCCGTATATGGTTTCAGACTACCAAGAGCAGCACTGCTAACCGTAGCAGTTACACTCGATGTACCGCCTGTGATTGTTTCTGAAGCAGAGAATGTTCCATCTGTATCAATTACTCGAACAACACCAGCAGTGTTTGATGCATTTGTATTTGCAAAACTGACAAGTTTACCAGTTGCACCAGAAGTACCACCAGTAATCGTTTCGTCAAGAGTATAAGCACCTGAACTTGAAACACTTGAAACAGTGATTTGAGTTGTTTGGTCAAATGATGTGCCAGTTGCAATTGAACCATTAGCAAGAAGTGGATCACGAATAAGACCAATCGTGCGGAAGTCGTTTGTTGTCATAAACGTACCGGATTCATCACCATCAAGTTGAACATTGACAATGACATTATGACCAGCAAGTTCTTGAACTGGATCAGAACCATGACCGCCTGGAGGTGCAACATATGCAGTTGCAGTAGCACCAGAGCCATGAGAAGTGTTTGCAGTAATTGCAACCGTTGCTTCTGAATAACCAGCACCAACTGAAACCATATTGATATAGTTGACTGTGTTACCGTTTGCACCACCCGAAACAACGTTTGCATATGCAGTAGCACCAGTACCATCACCAGTAATCGTGACAGTAGGACCAACTGAATATGTTGAAGAAGTATTTGGAGTAATTGAAAGAGCACCACCAAGCGTAAGTACTTTTGTACTACCAACATAGTTAGTGATATTACTAACTTGACCAGAACCAAGACCAGAAGCAATATACAAAGATGAACCTGTGTAGATATCATCACTACCAGAAGCACCAGCGGCAAGTGTCATTGTTGTACTGTTTGCAACAGCAGCAAGAGTACCTGTGTTTGTGAGATAATTATCACCAACAGCATTTACATCAATGATATTAATTGCGCCGTTAGCAGCAGCCGCTTGAACGTCCCATTGACCAGAACCATCATCAGCAGCAAGTGTTTTAATTGGTTGCCAGTTTGTCGATAAGAACTTCAATGCGTTTGCAGCATCAACAGTGTACATATACTTCCAATGATAACCATCAGCAGTAACGAGAGTTGATGTAGAAGTGCCAGTTGGCTCTACTGTAGAAGTAGCCGCTTTGTTATTAAAAAGACATTTGTATACGTTATAAGAACTACTGATTACATAAAGACCATTTGCGCTTGCTGGTGTAGCATGTAATGTAGCTGAAGTATTATCGTATTCACGATAGATTTTACCTGAAGTCCAGTCATAACGAGGAACAGCAAACGTTACATCAGATGTTTGCACTTTTTTAGCTGCAAGCATTTTCTTCCAACTGTTATAGTCAATCTCTTGAACGGAATCAGATGGAGTTGGTGGATCATTATCATCATCCCAAGCGGATACTCTTGCGATATAAAGATACATGTTCGTAGCAGCAGATTCACCAAACGCTTCTTGAAACTGTTCTGCATTATGAATTCGGAAATGACGTGTTACAATGCCTGGCATTTTTTCTCAATCCTTATGACTGAATAATTTATTTTATTTATTTATAATCTTAAACTGGGGTTCCAATGTAAAAAGAACCATTTGATAGAGTATTTCCAGAGTATGGAATCGTAATAGATACAGCAGTATTTGAGAATGTATTGCCTGTATAATACAATCCATTCGCAGTAGAACCATAATTATCTATAATTCTAATAACAGTGTTACTATCAGGTATTTCAACTTGGAATACTGTATTATTACCAACAATCAGTTGAGGTGTTCCAATAACGGATACCGCTACATTAGCATAAGTTAGAATTGCTTCTGATGCATATGTGTTGATTGTTGGGTCATTGTATATAAACAGATCACCTGTACCTGGAGAGAATGTAAATACATTTGTTTCAATGTCACCAAGTGTAGGTTCAACAAGTGATAGACGTTCAATTGTTGGTGTTGTATTTGCTGCGGTATCAATATATGAATCCACAGAATCTGACACTGCTGTTGGAATATCAATTTCAATTTCAGAAATAACTTTAAGTGTTCTTGTATCATCTGTATCAATTGTTACAACAGGAGGTTCAACATCAGAGAATAATCTGATACGACCAAACATCTTTGTACCAGCAGGATGAACAATTTCGTTGACAAGTTTACGATATGTGTTAGTGAACTGGTCTGAACGAATTTCATACGAATATTCTTGATAGTAGAAGTTATCTTGTAATCTATTGTTCCAACTCAACCAACCTTTAGTGTCAGTATATTTTCCTGGATAATTGATAATACCAGAAGTTACAGGATTCCCTTTAGCGTCTTGTGTACCAGAGCGTGTTGAATTAGTAACGGTAACTTCATCAAACTTGCTGTAGTTTGTACCAAAGGTAGACACATTAACTGATGTGATTGCGCCTGGAGCATGGTCAGCACTAATTCTTGCATTGGCACCTTTAGTACCGCCGCTTCCATCTGGGATGTTAGCATTAAAAATATTTTGTTGAATTACAGATGCTGTTGGTAATGTTGCATAGCCATAACCATAGTTAGTAGTTGTAATCGAACTAATCGTTCCCACAGTATTATTAGCAAAAGATAATACAGATGATAAAACAGAAGATGAGTTTGCACTTGCAAGATTTGCAGATACCGAAGAAGTATTTGCGCCAGCAGAAACAAACGTTGGTCCTGTATTTAAAACAACATTTTGAAATGGCTCGATTGTATCTGTGTTTAATGCAATAACTTCTGTATTTGAAATTCCTGTAATAGCAAACGATGTTCCAAAACCACCATTGTCAGTAATTGTAATCGTTGCGTTGGCTGTATATCCAGAACCACCATCATCAAGTGACCATTGAACAGAACTTGTATCGTTTGTTGCTGTTACACCACCAATTGCACCAGTACCAGATGCACTTGTTAAGGTAACGATATCATCTTTCTGGTGAAACGCACCACCCTGTGTGATTTGAATCGATTGTAGTGGACCAGCGCCAGCAAAGATAGTAGCGTAGACATCGTTGTTGCTTACAAGAGCAACTCTTTCGTTATCTTGGAATGTGCCTACAATGTCAAGAAGATAGAGTTCATCAACAATAGCACCACCAGAAATACCACCGACAATTCTATCTACCTTTGCAGTAGCACCAGATGTTAGTCCAGTAATATTTTCATTTGCAAACTGTGTAACTAATCCAACTCTCGGTACACCAAGGCGAATTGTATTTTCTTTAACCCAACGACCATCTGAAGCACGAAGAATATCTTCGCCTGGATAATAAAATTCAATCTCTTCGTTATAAAGCAGACGGAATAAAAGACGATAAGAGAGTTCAGACCCACGAGCACGATACATATCTTTAATATGCTTTGCAAGTTTCTTTCGGTCTGCAAGTGTAGCACGTGGTATTGAACCTAATACTTCACGATGAAAATACTCAAGATATTTGTCATACGTAGTATCAATGTCTTGATATTCTCGAAGATTCTTAGAAACCTCAATGACGTTGTTTGCTTGCTCGGTCCACTCGTAATAAGCCTTCACAAACGCAACGAAGTTAGGACCATCGTCACGAGCAAATTGAGGAAACTGTTGCTCAACAAGAGTAGATATTTTCTTATCTGTAGACATTTAGTATACCAATGCAGGTGGATTGGATCCTGGAATTTCTGTTGTAACACCGCTTGTCGTTGCTGTAACTGTTGTAGCAGCAACTAATGTAGTAGCATCATCAATCAGTGTTACATTCGCTCCAGCAATAAGAAGAATTTGATTTCGGATAGCGTTGACATCATCATCAGCAGAGTCAGCAAAAATACTGAGAGATGATCCAACAAATGCGCTCGGTAAGAAAGCGTTGATGGTCACAAGACCAGTTCTATAGTTTACTACACCAGCAGTTTCATTTGTATACACTCTTGTATTTGAACCAGTAATATAGTAAATACGAAGATTACCATTACCATCATCATCAAAATATGATGTATTACCTCGATATGTAAAGGCACTTGAACTAATCGCATATCGATGACCCGCATGTGGGTTATGAAGAGCGTTGCTAAATGATACGTTATATGTTGTAGAGTTTGTAAGACTTGGCACAAATCTCTTTTCAATTTGAATTGTAGTTAGGTTACTTACAATCGAAGAATCAGCGGCATCGATTGCCTTTACAAACTGAGAATAACGGAATGTCTTATTATCAAACGTGCCAAGTTTTGTGCTCTCAAAGTTTGTAATAGCATTCAATACTTTTGTTTGAACCTGTGGTCCAGTCAATGTAGTTGTTTTTGAATCGTATCGAACTTCAACAGTTGGACGAATGTATAAGAATGTAGCATCAACAAACTCAGGGTCAATTGAAAGCACATTATATTTTTTGAGTTCAGTTGTGATTTCTGTTTTTCTCTGAGAAGAAATTGTATTACCAATTGTTGGTTTGATAGAAATGTATACCTTACCATAAATTGGAGGATTGTTTTCTTCACCACCCCAAACGCTGATTGATTGAACATCACCGTTGTCACGAAGAATAAGACGTTTATAATCCTCGGCAAGAACAGCACGATTCTGTGTTTCATAGTTCTTTGGTGCATTGAACTTAATTGATTCAATCGTTTCGTTATTTGCACCGCCAGATGTAGCAGCATCGACTAAAGTTGTAAACGTAGAAGAACCACCAAGTGTTGATGGGCTTGTGAAAGAACTAATACCATTACCATCCGTACCATTACAGATTCGATAGTTGGCAATAACAATATTGCCATCGACAGGCGCTTGACCAATCACATCATCACCGAATGTGATTTCATATTGACTATCTTCAACTTCCTGTAAGAAGTACACTGCACTATTCGCTTGAACTTCAGTAATATCACTTGCAAGATTATATCGAACTGAACTTGCATCGGAAGATGAAGTTTGAACGTCAACAGTAATTGATGTTGTATCAACATTTTCGTTTGGAAGAATGTAACGAACAGGTGAGTTAGTATTTACTGTGAACCGATGAGTAACTGGACGACCTTCTGTGATTGTAATTGTACCAGAATAGTTATCAGTTGAAGAAAAAGAATATGCTTGTGGAGTAACAAACTTATACGCTTCACCATCAATTGTTACAGAGAACTCAGAATCTTTTGCGACTGTGACTGAATCAGGAGCACCAGTTGGTGTGATTTCAACAGTAAGTGTTGTGCTTGCGCCACGAGCAGAGCGAGGAACGTAGTTTAACATTTTTGCTCGTGATACAACACTGTCTCTTAGTAAAGCAGAGTCAAGAAACATCTCGTTACCGACCATGCTTGTATAAAACGCATTTTGATATGTGTTGTATGCAAGAAGATCAAGCAACATACTGATTGTTGAGCCTTCAAAGTTATAGTCGGTAAACTCTGGCTTCGAAGCAATATAAGTCTTCATCGACTCCTTAATATTGTCGAAGTTGAGACTTGTTACATTGATTGCTGAATTAGCTGCCATCTATCGCACCCTGTCTAAAAGAACATTTACCGAGATTGGTTCAGAATTATTTCTCACACGGAATGTAATTGTTACGTTAATTGCATTTTGATCTTCAAAAAAATCTGTTACAATATCATCAATAATTGCTCTTGGTTCGTAGTTATCTAATGCCTGACGAATATTCGTTGAAATCTCATATTGTGTAATAGAATCCATATTTTCAAATAACTGAGAAAGAATATTACCACCAAGATTTGGACTATATGGTCGTTCATAAAAGTTAGTCAAAACAATATTCTTTACGCTCTGCTTTACTGCATCACGATTGACTAATGCTTTCACATTACCAGTGACTGGATGAGCAGTAAAACTCAGAGGAATATCTTTGAATACTGGTTGTTTAAGTTCAGGCATATATCTTCTCTTTGTTTTTATTATTTATAAAGATTAATCAGCTTTTATTCCAAAGTTGCCAAGCCATTCACCTTCAGGTTTAGGGCACCAACTTAACTTAGCTTGCTCAACTGAAACGGAATAGACGTTTTCAGAAATCTTAGTTGCTTGTGTTAAATTAGATTCACCATCAGCTTTAAGAAAAGCAACACAGTCTTTGAGACGTTGTGTTAGGCTATCTATAAGTGCTTGGGATATGTCACTTGATAGTGATCCTTCTTCTTGCTTTTTAATAATTGTTTGAAGATTTGTTTTGCACGACACAGCAAAACCACGAACTGTCATATACAACCAAGCCTCAAACTCTAATTGAGTAGAATAACCTTTTGGTTTCCAGAAAAAACCACTACCATCTGGCGCTTCTGTTTTAATAAAAATTTTATCAATTGGTTTGCTTGATTTAGGAAGCAAACATAAACCAAATTCAGAACGCATTCTAACTTTGATGGTTTCTGGTGGAGTAGGTGGTTGAACAGCAGTTGCTGGTGGTGTATTTGTTTCAGTTGCTTGTTTTAATTCAGGAGTAATAGGTTCTTTTGCTTCGTTTTTTTCAACCGCTGGAGTTACTTCTTCAACAGGTTTTGGTGCTGGTGGTGCTGGTAGTTTAACAGCATCTATCACTGGTGCTTCAGGCGCAGTTCCTTTTGTTACATATTCATAACCAATAATATCACCAAACTCGTCATATTGTGGTTCGCCATCAATATTTGGAACTAACTTACACGGATCGAAACTTGATAATGTGCCAGCAAGATCGCCCAATGTTTTTGTGATGTCGCCAACAAAGTTTGTTAACCCACCTTCAATGTCACTCAATCCTCCTGTTATTTCTCTGAGAATTTCATCTACATCAAATGTTGGTATATCACCAAACAATTCTCGAATCTTATCAATCTGAGTTTGTATTTCCAATGCTTTAAATGGATCAGCCATTAAATTGAGTAACTCATTAATCTCTTTCTGAAGATTAGGAAACTCTATTTTAATTTCTGGGATTAAATTTTCTAAGTCAGCAAGAGCATCATCAAGAGCACTTCCAAGTTGATTTTGGAGGTCGCCAATTGCATCAGCAATACCACCTGCTCCTGATGTGAGTTCTGCAAGAGCATCTTCAATTGCTTTTTGTGCATCATCTAATGCTTGTAGTTTTAAACTTATACCACAAAGTTCTAATTTAGCCATTATAGATCATCCACTGTATTAGCATCTGTATCAACTACACCAGTTCTTGCTGGAGCAACTGTATTCGTGTGATCGACCTTACCACCAACAGTAAAGTTGTATGTGTCAGCGCCGATGTGTTCGTACTTGTCACCATCAAATCGAATGTGAGCGTCACCATTATAATCAATAGAAGACTTCGCATTGTATTTTCTTGTAGCAGCACCAGTAAATGTCATTGAAGATGTTGACTGAAACTCTTCGTTAGCAGCACCAGTTGATGTATGTTTGAATGTACCACCATTTGCAATACTCATATTACCAGCCGCAGCAAAGTTAATGTTTTTAATTGAAATAATTTGTGTATTGCCAGAGACTGTAAGTTTACTATTGACTTGAACTGTTTTTGCTTCACTGTATTTAATCGTTGTTTTCTTTTCTTTACCTACTATTTCAGTGTAATTTCCATCAACAGTGGAACGACGATCACCAGACACTCGTTCTGTTTTGTTTCCATTAATTTGAGTTGATTCATTTGTAAGAATTTCTTTTAAATCATTACCTTGAATCTTTGTAACACGGTCACCACGAACTGTCACATATTGATTACCATCAACTTCTGTGTAGTGATCGCCTTGAACGTATAACTTAGCATTACCAACAACAGTGATACTTTGTGTGCCTCTAATATAAATGTTTTCATCACCAACAACAACTTCGTAATTTTTACCAACTACTTTTGTTACACGAGTGCCATCTGGTTGAATTTCCTCAAACGTACCAGCTTTGTGATATCTGTGCAATCTTTCAGCAGTTGGAGAATCATCAACTTCAAATACATGACCAGATTCGGAACGATAAACGTGATTGTATGGATAACCAGAAGCACCAACTCCAACAGGAAAAACATCTTTTGTTTCTCCACCATATCTTGGATTCGGTTCTCTCCAATAAATTACACTATCTTTACCATCTTCATCAGTAGCATAGTTGGCTGAAGAATACTTGTCTGGAAAAAGAACAGTAAGATCAGGAGCAGAAGCGGTAGGAATTGAGCCTAATGCATTCTTAGCATTTCTTTTTGCAATTAGTGTATCATCTTCTTCAGCGTTTGCTTTTGCTAATGTTGGAGTATCGGCTTGTAGAAATGAATCTTTAGTTGGGTATGTTGCAGTTGGATCAGTAAAACCTTTTGGTGAATCTGGTTTTTCAGTTGGAATACCAGCAAGTGTTCCCATAACAATCGGTCTTTGTGCTTCTTCACCATCAGCAAAGAAACCAACAACCCATGTACCTTCTACAATACCAGTCGCACTCTTACCAATACCGCTAATTGCAGCAGATGTGATATCTTGAACTGGTTGCGCCCATGGCAAATCTTTTGTTGGAAGGTCATCAAGATTGTCTGTGTGCCAACCATAACAGCGGACACGCACACGACCAAGTTCAAGAGGATCAGCACGATCCTCTACAACTCCATACCACCAGATAAACTGTTCACCCAAACTCTTCATTATTCTACCTCAACTAACTCTTTTGCAAAAGAATCTTTAACACATTCAAATACAGTAAAAAAACTGTTATCTTTTTTATTATAAGTATGCCTCAAAGCAATAATAAAAAATCTTTTATCGTACAAAATATTAACTTTTTTCTCAAAGTCTTTCTTACTCGTTGATTGTGGGATATGTAGATTTACAATATCTCCAATACGAATATCTGAATTGCCAGGCACCGTCACACTAAAAGAAATATTTTCAAGTTGTAATCGAGAAGCAATATCATATTTCAAAAATTTATGAATTTTTCTTGGATTACGAATTTGGGCATCATTTGTGACTGCTGCATTTAAAAAATTTTGTTTTGAATAGTTTTCCCCAATATTAGATATAATCATTATACTCTTCGACGAGCCTGCATCATTTTTAAAAATTGAGTTCTCAGTTAGATATTTTCTATTATTAAATGATTTTTCTACATGTCCTATCTTTGATGAATCTCTTTCATAAAGATAACTATCTGTAGTAAACCTTTTTGTAATTGGATCAATCGTTTCAATCGTATTGAAATAAAGACCCATTTCAAGATTTTCAAGCGTGTCAAGTTGACTTTCGAAATCTAAATTACTAATTTTTTGATGAGGGTTAATCTTGTCTCCCATATCTTTCTCTTGTTCAACCTGAGCATCAACAAGAAAGAAGTTTTCTACGGCATCTTGTGTCAACATACTATCAATCGTTTTGAAATGCCAACCATCAGCATCTTCAAAGAAAATAAAATTTGATGCTAAACTTTCTTGATTATTTTTACTTTCTGCTTCTCCAGCAAGATAGTTAATGACGTCAAACGGTTTCTTGTCGGGAACAACGAGTGAAACATTATCCTTTGTCTCTTCAATTTCAAGAACTTTGTTCTTTTTAATGATTCCGTATTCTTCTTCTGTTGGTTTTAAAAACTCATTGTAAATCGACTTGACAATCGTAGATGCTGGTAAATCAACATAAGACTTTTTTACACCTTTTCGTTGATTGCTTAAACCTTCTTGACTCACCCCATGAATTACAAACACATCGGATCTTTGTTCTGATTTGTTTTTATCTGTTATGCTATATACTCGAAAAACATATGTAAGTAAATTATCAAACGTTGGAGTTTTAAATGAAATAACAAGCGTTTCTTCACCAACTATAGGCATGAATTCAACGATACCATTTGAATCAGCAAGAACTAATTCACACGTTATCCCGTGATCAAATATATCGTGGTATATATTGAACTCAACAGTCAAATGTCTAATATCAATAACTTTTTTATTATAATTATAAAGAAGACAAGACTTGAGTTCAACATCACCAGGTTTATATGGTATTGTCATTATTCAAAAATACTTTCAGCTTCATTTAAGAAATTTGGTATAAAATCGTTATGTAAAATTTTTATAACTCTTTTCTTTTCATTTTGACGTTCTTCATATGTATAGTTTGATACTTCACGTCTCTCTGTTGTTGCTAGACCATTATATGTTGTTTCATCAACTATAATTGATTTTTCTGGAACGATAGTACCATCAAAAAGAACAGACTGTGTTTGAATGATTTGTTCATAATGGTGCACTGTATTTAATGCAGATTCAACTGAGTTATATTTAGATTTCACAAACGCAGTGAATTGTTGATAGTCCAAAGGAAGGTCGTAGTATGGGTCAATAATATCATTAATAATATAAATGATCCAATCAAGTGTAACATCGTTATAATATCTTTTTGCTATAAACTGAAGCGACTGACCTTCTTGTAAATTATGAGTGTAGTATAACGCCGATCTATTTTCAAGAACTTGTTGTAACTTGAATCGAACAAGAGGATTTTGAACAATATTAGGCACACCGTTCTTTTGAACGTCATAAGATACCGAAGGATGATTTGCAAAAAAGAATGGCATTTTATCTTACCTATTTTGTTTTTTAATTTGTTCTTTGGAAATAATAGAAACTTCAGAAAATTGCAATCCTAAAGTAATTGATAGTGGCGCTTTTTCACTCACACCTTCTATTTCAACATCATGATACAACGGTTGTCCTTCGGCATGATACTCAACTGCAACTGAATTAAGAACTGATGGTCCAATATTGTATAGAAACTTATCATAATGAAAATCAATATCGAATTGTTCTGGGTAGTCAAAAAAATGTTCTTTACCAGATTTCATTCCAGGTGCAGAATGATATTTGAATGCATAGATAATTGATCGAATAATATCTGTTTCTTCCCTTGATTTCGCTATAAGTTTCCAGTTAAAACTATGTGAGCGAATGTTAGGATTACTATACATCGTTGCCATATATGGGTTTCGAGCAAGACCCGCACCAGCAATTCCACCTTTCAGTGCTTGACCAGCCGCTGCACCAGCCAAAGCTCCAGCCGCAGCTCCAACACCGCCACCTATACTTCCCACTGCACCACCAACAAAAGATCCTACATTTTCTTCTGCTGCTTGCAATCCATAGTACATACCTGCATCTACAATTGAACTTTTTGTCACATTTGCTAAACTATCCACTACGCCAGTAATACCACCAGAAACCATAGCACTGCCTAGTTTTGCACCTGCTGCGCCTGCAACTCCAATTCCTTCTGTGTTATAATTATGAGAATAGTTTGTTCCAATAGAAGCAGGAAGAGGAAGGAAGATTCTTTTCATATCTTCATTGATTGGGAAATCGTCTTTTCGTAACAGTTCTGGTCTTTGGATTCTAAACGCCATCCAATGATCAATTTCAACTAAATTTTTAGGAAAAGAAATATTCTTCTCTCCTCCCGTATCCAATGCTGCTGCAAGCTCATCTTTTGGTGAAAATTTTCCTGGAGGCGAAGAGACTGGGAATGTATCTGCCATCTATAAATATCCTTGACTAGAAACTGTTTTGTATATTTATAATGAAAACGCTTAAAGGCAAATATATACCACATAATCCTCATAAGTATAGAGGAGACCCAACGAATATTCAATATAGATCATCATGGGAATTAAAGTATTTCAAGTGGTGTGACTATACGGATATCGTTCTTCAATGGTCAAGCGAAGAGCATGTTATACCATATCGAAGCCCAATCGATGGTAAGATGCATCGTTACTTTCCTGATGTATATCTTAAAATAAAAACAAACAAAGGTATTGAAGAGTGGATTGTTGAGATTAAACCATCAGCACAAACAAAAGAACCACGTATTCAAAAGAAAATGACTCGTAAGTATATCAACGAAGTCAAGACATATGCGGTCAATCGATATAAATGGGATGCAGCATTAGAGTGGTGTAAAGACCGTAAATACAAGTTTATAATACTTACCGAGAGTGAACTTGGAATCAAGTAACTAATAGTATCAAAAGGATACAATCCTATTATAACTCTATTCTACAATCATGTCAACTCTTTTTTTGATTATAAATAAGTAAAAGGAGATTTACTTTGGTTGCATATACATTTGATTCTATTTTAGCAAAAGGTGTTCGTGCTGGTCAGATTCCTGCTCGAACTAATGCTGCTCGTGAATGGTTTCGAAAAGAAGCAAAGAAAACATCAGTAACACCTGAGTCATTAATGAAAGAGGATCGTACACAACTGAAGAATCGAGCCGCTATTGGAAAGATGTATTTGTTTGGTTATGATCCAAAACATAAGAAGACGCTACCATATTACGATACGTTTCCGTTAATCTTTAAGGTGCAGAATGTTCCTGGTGGGTTTCATGGCATCAATTTGCATTATTTACCACTACCACTTCGTGCGAAACTGATGGATGCTTTATATGATTTAACGACAAATAGCAAATATGATGATTCAACTAAATTGAAACTCAGCTATAATATATTGAAAGGCATCAGCAAGTATTACAAGCCGACATTTAAAATGTATTTAAATCAACATGTGCGTGGTCGTTTTTTAGAGATTAGTTCTACAGACTGGGATACAGCATTGTTCTTACCACTAGAGCGTTTCGAAAAGAGTTCCAAGTCAAAAGTTTGGCGTGACTCAAGAGCAATGGTATAAGGAAGATAAAATGGCATTTAATATTGACGCATTTACTGCCGAAATGCATAGTGTTGGCTTTGCTCGACCAAGCGACTTTGAAGTTGAGATCGGGGGAGATATTCTTTCAAAAGTTGGTGGTTCTTTTGGATTATCAAGTTCATTGATGCTTCGTGTCAACAGTGCTATTATTCCTGGTCGTGATGTTCAAAACTCTGTATATCTTGATTATGGAGCGCCATATAAAGTTGGCACAAAACTCAATTATGTTGATATTCCTATCTCAATTATCTGTAGTCCAGATTTAAGAGAGCGTGAATTCTTTATGCGCTGGCAAGACTTAATTGGTGGATTGCATCGCAACCCAGGACTAAATGCTGATGATAGGAAGAAACAATTTAACTCGGGATACTATGATGATTATGTTTGTAAAAAAGGCATAACAATATACAAACTCGATCAACAAGGGTTTAAAACATACGCAGTTGATTTGATTGATGCATATCCAGTTAACATAAATGCAATGGCACTCAGTTGGTCTTCTGGTGCTGAAATGATGAAACTTGATGTGACTTTCTCATATCGTTATTATGAAGAAAGAGATCAATCAAAACTAGGAACACAACTTCGCATTGGAAAAGATGGATTACAAATTGCTGGTGGATTGAACTTACCATTTAGTATTGCAGGTATTAAAAATCAAGCAAAAACACAATTGAATCCAAGAAAACTAATGACTCAACTTGGAAGAAAATCTGGAGTGAACTTTACTGGATTACCAAAAATAGGAAATTTATTTTAATTTAATATGGAGATTATAATATGGCTTTACCAAAACTAACTACGCCTGAATTTGAAACATTGATTCCATCGACTAAGGACCCAATTAAGTTTCGACCATTTTTAGTTAAAGAAGAAAAAAATCTATATATTGCTCTTGAGAGCGGCGAAGAAAAAGATATGAAAAATGCAATTCTCAATGTTCTTGAGTCTTGTATTTTAACACCAGATGTGAATGTAAAAAAACTTACTTCATATGATGTTGAATATATTTTTTTAAAGTTACGGAGCAAATCTGTAGGAGAAGTTATTGAACTTAAAGTTGGTCATAAAAATAGTGAGTGTAAAGCAATCACAGACGTTTCAATAAACGTTGATGATATTGAAGTTCATTTTGATCAAGAACATAAAGATGTGATTCAGTTTGACAATGGTATTGGAATTAAACTAAAATCGCCTGACTTGAATAAACTTCTCGTTGGTGTGAACAATAAAAAGTCTGAGATTGAAAATGTATTTGAAACAATTGCCTCATGTGTTGTACATGTATTTGACCAAGAAAACGTTTATGAAGATTTTACTGAACAAGAGTTAATGGAATTTTTAGAAAATCTTTCTCAAAACCATTTTCGTGAAATTCAAAATTTCTTTGATACAATGCCTAAATTATATCATGATATTGAATTTACCTGTAAAGTATGTGGTGAAACTGAATCAATTCGACTTGAAGGTTTACAAAGTTTTTTTACGTGATGCTCAGTCATGATTCTTTAATGAATATGTATTATACAAATTTTAGTTTAATGCAGCATCACAAATACTCGTTGACTGAGTTGGAAGAAATGATACCATTTGAAAGACAGATATATGTTCATTTGCTATTAAAATACTTAGAAGAAGAAAAAGAAAGATTAGAGAGTAAGAAATAATGGCCAGTGCTACATTCGAAGACGTAATTCAAAGAATGAAAGATGAAGGTGATCTAAATCGCACCAGCGGATCACATTCCATCAAGTCTGTGAAAACAGAATATCTCGCTCCTATGCTCGAATCATTTCAAATGATTGCTGAAAATACATCACGTATGATTGAAGTGATGATGGATAGTATGTTGTTTGACCAGCAAAACGCAAAGAGAGAGGAACTTGAAGCATTAAAAGAAAAGGATAAAAAAGCCGGAGAAACTGTCGGCGCTGCTGGTACTGTTGAAGATGAAAGTAAAGGTTTATTCGATAGTTTAAAAGACATGAATGGTGGATTTGGTAGTATCTTAGGTACTGCAATTCTTGCTGCGGTAACAGCATATGCTTTAGATATCGACAAGTATTTTCGTACAGTAATGCTTGGCAAATCAATTAAATCTCTTGGAAATATTATAACAGGAATTAGCAAATTTGCTACTAAGGTAGCTGCTTATTTTCGATTATTTGGAAAAGATGGCTCGGGGTTTTTAAAAAATATTGGTAAGATTTTTCAAAAAATAGGTAAGAGCATAAAGTTTGTAGGAAAAATATTTAAGTCTGTAGGAACATTTATTGATACCATTTTTGTAGGTCCGTTTAGAATGATTGGGAAACTTATCGCTCCTATATTAAAATTCGCTCCAAAACTTTTGTCGGTATTTAAAACTATACCTGTTGTCGGACAATTAATTGCTATTCTTTTTGGAGTTTTTGATTTTGTTTCTGGATTCATTGAAGGGTTTTCTTCTAAAGGAGAAAATGATACTCGTAGTATTGGTCAAAAAGCATTGGATGGATTGTCCGCAGGTTTGATTAAATTAGTGAAAGGTATCTTTATTGTTCCACTAGATTTATTGAAAGATGGTGTTTCGTGGCTTGCTAAAAAAATGGGATTTGAAAATTTTTCCGCTGCGCTTGATGGCTTTTCTTTTAACGATACGTTCGATAAGATACTAAAGGTTTTCTCAAATCTTTTCTCTTCAGAACCAGAGGAAGGTTATTTTAGTATTACCAAATTTATTAGCGACCAGATTGATTCTTTATTCACGTTTTTTGACACTCTTGAAATGCCTGATCCTATTCAAGTTCTAAAAACCTTATTAGGGAATACTATTCATTTACTAACAAATCCAGTCGATTATATTTACAATCGTGTATTGAAACCAGCGATAGATGGAATTGCGAGTTTGTTCGGTAGTGATTTCGAAATGCCAGAAATGGATTTATCATTACCAAGTTTTGATATACCAGCGCCAGGAGATATATTAGCGACAGTTGGTTCAAAGATAAACGATGTTTTTCAAAGTTTAGCTGAAAGTATCGCTTCAATAAGTTTTCTGCCTGGGAAAGAAACTTTAGCAGGATTTATATCTGATGCTGGAACTTCGGCTGGCAATTTATTTGGAGCGGAAAATCTTTCAAAATTCAACGCTGGTTCTGGAAAAATGGAAGTTCCAAAACCTTCTGGAATGAAAGCTAGTTCTGAAGTTGGACCAGCTTCTCAAGATATTGCAGCAGAAAAAGAAAATAGAACCTCAACGACTGTTATTGGTGGTCCTACGAATACAGATGCAAGTACTGTTAATAACACATCAGTAAGTTATGCTGAACCTGCTGCAAAAGCAAGAAAACAAAGACGAGCATTAGGTTTAAGTGCACAGCCTGGGTAATAAAAAAGGGGAGACTCAGCGAGCCTCCCCTCCAAAAGTATTGCACTTTTGTTAGTCTTCCTCAGCCAACTGTTTGAAAAAGTCTAGGCTGTCATCAGAGGACTCATCACTCCAAGACACTTCTTCTTCTTTTGCCTTGGGTGCAGGAGCTTGACGAGACACACTTGGTGCTTCCATAATATCATCCTCGTCAACCTCAGAAGCAGTAGAAGATACTGCTGTTGTTCCAAGAACACGGTTGAGTCGAGTTTGTAACTCAGCAAATGTCTTGAAGTTCTTTGGATCCACAAACTCCTGGAGAGAGTATTGTGAAGACCAAATCTTTTCGAGTTCATCATCATCCTCAGAGAGAGCAGATACACTATCGAACTCAGACTTATCGTAGTTGCGATAACTTTCAACGTTACGAATCTTCATTTTGAAGTTGGCACCTTCCCAGAAATCAAATGGGTTGATTGGTGATTCATCTTCAAACTCAGGTGACATCATATCGTTAATCTTATCAAAGATTTTCTTGCCAAACTTATAGAGACGAACAGTACCGTCGTTCTCAGGATGAGCAGGATCTTTGACAACATAAATGTTAGCGATATAGTTTAATTTACGTTTCTGTTTACGAGCCTGTTCCTTACCAGCTTCGTCACCACGATTCCAAAGCATTGAGTTATACTCACCCACTGGATCTTTCTCGTTAAGAGTAGTGAGGGAGTTCTCAATGTACCAGCCACCTGGACCTTGAAAACCATGTGAGAATAGACGAACCCATGGAAGGTCTTCACCCTTTGGTGAAGGAAGAAAGCGAATTACGGCATAACCGTTACCAGCTTTATCAACTTCTGGTTGCCAGAACCGAGTATCAGCTCCACCACTTTGTTTACCAGATTGAAGTTTAGTTGACTCCGCTACGATTTTATCATAAGCAGATTTAGAAGACCGCTTGAGGTCAGCAAAAGATGTAGTCATATTTTTATATTCCTTATATTCGATGTATGTTTTTTATATTTCGGTTTGTCCACATTAACTCAT